GAAGTCGGAAAACGGTTCAATGTAAAGTTTCTTTTGGTCGTACTTGTCGGGCATGATAAACAAGTTGAACATACGCACCAAGTACATAAGAAAATCGGATTGCTTAATCTTTGGAATAATCGTTTGGTTCATGTCCCAAATAAATCCAGGTTGCATCAATGGCGTTCCACTGATCTGATTCAACCAATACGTACCATCGGTAAAAATACGCACGTAAGGAGCAGGAGAAATTGGCGAACCGCTATCAACTGAAAAATCCATCCATACTTCAACGTAATCAGAAGTGGTTAATGTCATTTGTAAAATTCCGCTCAACTGTTGTGCCGTTGAACCTCCACCTGCAACCCATGTGTATTCAATAATTTGCGTTAATGTAGTTCCATTTTTACGCACATACACTTTAACCGTCTGATCAAATCCAAGTGCTAAGTTAGGTTGAACGTTTACTCGTACTTGAATATTAAAATCAGCATTGTAAGGTGGAGTGTATCGCTTATTTGTGGTATCATAACCGCCACCATCAAAGAACGGAGCGGGCGTATCGGTTGCCATGCTTACCTTTTGAAGCGTACCGTCTGCAATGTCCTGAATACCACCACTCAAACCAATGTAGAATAACGCACCTTGCATTTGTTCCTGAGTCAAATAGGGCACACCACTAACGCCATACGGTACTATCAACTGCTTAAACCATTGCGAGGTAAGGAAGTCACTTTCATAAGTAAATCCCGCACCGCTTACAATTTTATCGAGGTACTTTTTAACCGAAATAGCGGGGTAAAAATCACCCGTAGTAAATACGTCAGCATAAGGTGCAGGGGCTTGGGTGCGTGTGAAACTCGCTTGACCGTAATCAATAGCGGGGTAATAGTAATCATTGCCCGTACTTCCAACGGAATTAAACCAAGCATCCACCACGTTCGCCCCCTCCCATTCGTGGTTCAACTCACTAAAATCTAAGTCAGTCAATTCACTATCGCCTAACTGCTTAAATAAGTTCACATTTTCACCGTACAAACCGACTTCGTAAGTCTTAAATTGGCCGTCACTTTTAACCGCTAACAACTGAGCAATCCCATTAAACACCTCAACACTATTCTGCAACACGTAAGCATTTACTCGTACGCTCGGGTCAAATCCGATTACCCACTGATCAAATCGGTAAATCGAACCAAACACATTATCGTTATGCGGTGTTCCTGGAACTTCAATGGTTCTGCTAACCGTTCCTTTGCGCTCTACGGGGTTTTCTATGTCCGTAATGGAATACGTTAAGCGAATATCAATATCGTCGCTTAAATCCAATCTTTTGCCGTCTATGTAAAGTTCTGTTATCATAACGGCATCGATTCGTCAAAGGTGAATTTGTAGGTCATGGTGAGCGTGTGCAACTGATCGAAGTCACGCTTCCAAACGTTGTAGCTTGTATCGGTTACCAAAATGGGAACTAAGTAATCAATTACCCCTTCATCGGTCTGAAATGCCTTGCGTAACCAAAGACGTGGTGAACGTACCATTTGCGCTAACCATTCAAATTCTTCATCGGTCAACCAATCAGAAGAAACGGTAAACTCTTTGTTGTAATCTACTTGGGCGTTGTACTTGGAAAAATTAGTGTAACCTCCATAAATACCACTATCTCCAAAGCTATCCGTCAAATAAGGTCGGCTCGCTTCAACTCTTGTAATGCTTTGGCGTTCTCGGTTTGGCTTGGTGAACACGTAAGAATCAACCCCACCTAATTGGTTTTCAAAATGTACCTCGGTAAATTCAAAACGTGAACATTCACCATTTAATAACACCGTGTATTCGATTGACGCTTGCGAACCGTCAAATTCTTGCATAGCCGTTACCGTGTAATAATTTTTATCACTTGAAACAGTGCTTGGGAAAGCATCAGACCCCGGAAGGAAATCTGATGTTATTGAACCTGAAATGTTTTGAACATCGAAAGGCATGAATGGAACTGCAATAAGGTGATATTCGTTTTCCTCATCCGATGCGTGGCTTTGTCCGTTAACCGTTGGAATCGTAAATTCACGATACACCGTTCCATCTTCGTAATAGTACCGATATCGTATTGCATCAATATTTGGCTCAACGTCTTTACTGCAAAGAAAGTAAAGGTTTCCACTTTGATTGTACGTGTTTGAAAAGTTAGCGTAAGCCTTGGTTGATTGTGGGCGGTTGGTCAATGGTAATTTAATATCAGAAGCATCGCCATCTAACCAATAATTAGTTTTGAAGTTTGGGAATTGCACAAAGTCAAAAACAGTCCATGCACCGTTGTAAATGATAGCGGTCTCTGCATCCCGTGGCGCTGGTTCTCCACCCGTGTACTCTTCATCGAATTCAACATCGAAAGAAATGTACTGAGTAGGGCATCCAAAGCTTTCGGCAGGGACAATCGAACCATCCCCAATTCGTGGAATTACATCGAAGAAACTGCGTACGATTTCTTGAAAATTAAACCTTCCACGGTTGCTATTCGTCACACTCGGTACCGTCTTCAATTTCGCTACCAAGTTTCCATTTATCGAAACATTTGCAACGTATCGAAAGTTCGGCTCGGTGCTATTATCACTTTCAACCACGTATACCAACGGATTGCCCGCAGGTGAATACCTTGGTTCAGTTACTTGGGTTATAATCGTTATTGCCATATCATTTAAAAATCACTGCGGTCATCGCTTGGGCGGTAAATTCTGCAACCCTTTGCGCTAAATCATTTAATCTGTTTTCGGTGAGCGTTGGTTGTACGAATGGGTGTGCATACGTTCCTTTTTTGTAAATGCTTCGGCGTACACGTGAAGCCAAAGAATAAACATCATTTTTGCCCGTGGCCATAGCTTTGAATTGTACCCATTTCACCATATCCTCCAACCTTGGGTATTCCTTAACGGTAAATGGTGAATTAGGGGCTTTTGAACTGCTTTCCGTACCCTTTTGCCCGTACTCCAACGTCTTCCAGTACGCAGGTGCTTCGATTTCAACTTCGTAACCTTTGCCAAACCTTTTGATCGGTGCAACGATTAAAGATTGTTGTAAGTTACCCGTCGCACGGCTTTTATTAGCATCAATCTGCTTTCTAAAAAGTTCGATTTGTTCATTACACCAATCAACTATTTCCTTTTCAACACCTTCAAAAGCTTGGTCAACGTCGTTAGTTCCAAACCCACCAACCGCAGGATTGAACGCACCACTCACATCGTTGAACTCGATAAATGCCATACTTATTAAATGGGTAAATCAAAAAAGTTACCCATTCGCTCTACGCTTTATTTCAAAGGCTTCATGTTTGCTTTTCTCAACTTGGTAACTCGCATAGTTCAAGAACTCCATCGCTGGCAATTCAAATACTTCATTCCATTTGAGAACATCGCTATTCGCTAACCGATCAATGACTACGATCCATCCGTACCGTTCGGTGAATCCTGTGCCGAGGTCAGGTCTTCCATCTCCTTCGTCAACTCCCTCAACTGCTTGTCCAAATAGGTTGGTAAATCTTCGAGCAACTTCACCCAACTGGCCAAAAAAAAAGCGGACAACCCCAACGCTTCAACCGCTAACATCTTTTCCTTCACCAATGTCGCACGCTTTGCATGATCTTTACCGTTATACTTTTTAGGAAACCAACCGAACTTCGTTTCACGTAAAAGCGATGCAACGCATAAATGCAAGTTCTTTACTCCGTCTTCTTTCGTCTTATTCCACTCGCTTATTTCCACGAACTGAGCGGTGTTTATTTCGTCAAAGAATCGTGTAACGTAGTATCGCTTTCCGTCAATCTTTACAAATGATTTGAAAGGTTTGAACGGTTCTTTTTCCAACTGCTTTGCAATGGCTTCGTATCGCTTCCGTAAGTCGATCAATGGGTAGTTATCCACCTGATCGAATCCGTTACCCTCCACGATTGCTACAACCGAGCGCATATACTCCCACCCTTCCAAGTGGTTGAGGTCGGCTAAAAGTTGGTATTGACCAACGGTTAATTTTTTCCAAATGTTATTGTATTGCATATTTTCCCCTGTTCTTTTCTGCTAATTTATTTAATGCTAAATACCTCAAAGCGTCCATGCCGTGGTTGAATGAATCAATGGGTACGTTGGTGGCGTTCCCGTCCTTTTCCTTCCATTTGTAGGCGTTCAATTCTTTGAGTATGTTAGTCGATCGGTTTGTTACGTTAAACCTAAAACGTTTCAATATATCAATCCCGTTTAGTATGCTATCTTTCCCTTTATTAGCACCTTCAATTCTCCATCCCATTCGCCTAAGTTCCTCTATGCTTTTCGGTTCGGCTGAATCCGCCACAATAGTAACGTTCCTATCAATTGCGCAACTGGTCATAAAAAGGCTAATATCTTGGTTTGTGAGCCCTTTATGGTACATTACTTCGTCAATGATTAACTCACCATTGTAACGGTAAACCATAACCATAGCGGAAGGGTCATTCGTAAAACCAAAATCTAATCCCGCACCAATCAACTGAGCATCGCTCGGTATCGTTCCAATCGTTCCCCAATTACGGTAGATTAACCCTTCAATCTTACCCGTCATTCCACGGGCGTACACCTTCCACAACTCTTCATCCTCATTTCTGATACCTTCAATATCCCGCCTTGTTTTGTCACTTAAAAACGGGTTATGCCTATGGTCGGAAATGATTAACTCAACACCTTCCTTACCTATCAATTTATCATGTACCCAAAAACGAGCGTTAGGGTTGTAGTCAATAAAAACCTGTTTATTAGTTCTTCGTGCTAATTCCCAATATATCCAATAATTAATTCGGTTC